CGTCATCAGTGAGATGCAGCCCAAGATCCTCGACAAGCCCATCCAAGATGGCTTGCCGAACGTCCATGGGTTCCTCACCAACCTTGGCTCGAACGTCGAGGACTTCGCCAAGGGCACATTCCTCGCCTTAACCTACCCTGTACGGCATCCCGTCAATACCTATGAGGCTGCCAAGCATCCCATCGACACTGGCACGAAAATTGCAGGGGCGATGTACGACAGTTACAAAGAGAACTACACCCCGCACCCAGACGAGAACGTCCCCCAAATGCTCGCGCGGCGATTTTACGAGAAGCCGTTCGACACCCTCATGGATGCGTCCCTTTTGGCCCAGGTTGCGACCGGGGGCCTGGGCCTAGCTGCTAGGGCGGCGACCGCTGGTACGCGCGGCCTGGCCGAAGGTGGGCGCGCTGCCGAGGCATTGGCGGCGGCATCCGGGGCGCCAGCGACCGCGATCGGCCAAGAGTTCCTCGACGCCACCCGCAACGCGGCTCGGGCTACCAAGACTATCGACTTCTTCGAGAATCAGACCGCTCGTGCAAAGTTGCTCGATCCGATTAGCTTAGCGGTCAATAGCGGTGAGAAGATCCTCACGCGCTTCGCCCCCGAAGTGGTAGCGGGGCTCAAGGCAACGCAGCGCGTCACGGACGGTATCGCGGAACGAAGTGCCATCATGTCAGCCCACGAGGCCAAGCATGAGCGCGACGTACATGCGGTGTTCGAGGGGCTGAACGACGCGGAGAAGTTGGTATTCCGCCCCTATGTCAATGGCCGCGTGAACTTCGAGCGTCCCATCAGTGAGCAACTGATGACACATACCGGTGAATGGGTACCCCTCAAAGGGGACACCATTCGTCCTGATGCGCTCGAAGCCGCGCGCCAGAAGTATATCCCGCTCCAGCAAGAACTAGAGTACATGCGTGGGTTGACACCGGAGCAAGTCAAGAAGACGGCCATGGAGAAAGCCTTCAACGATGCGCATGGCTTTCTCGGGGACAACTTCGATCCGTTCCATCCTGAAGTGCAGTCTTTCATCACCGAGAGTGTCAACAAGGCCCTCGTGGATAACATGGAGCATCAGAAGCGTGTCGCAACGGGAGAGATGCGTACCTCGCTCGACATTGCAAAGGAGCGCAAATACCGTGGCGACATTGAAGCTGCTGTCAAGTCCAACATGTTCGCGTCCGCGCGTGATGCCGAGGCTGGACTCCCTCGTCCTACACGGACGACTCCCGAGGAAGCGGTTACCCTCATGGGTCCGCAAGGTGGTATGTACTTTCCGCATTCTGCGGAAGTCTATACGCGCGAGCAGAGCACGATCTCGAACATCCTAGAGCGCATGGGCGAGGCGTCTCCCTACAAGGAGAACACCTACGCGCTGTACAGTGCCGGGGTGATGGAACACCAGGACCCGATCAATCAGTTGCTGCGAGCGTACTCCTCGATGGAGAAGGGCAAAGCCTGGACGCAGATGTCCTACGAAGCTGCCGAGGATGCCGTCAAGGCAGGCACCGCTTCACGCCAGAAGAAAACGTGGAACTGGAAAACGGACCCCGATGTCATCAAAGGTACCCACCAGCCCTTCCATCCTGGCTTGATGCTCACGGATGATCTGGTTGAGGAGCATGGCCAACATATGCTCACCCGTCTGATGGAGACGATCGACCAGAAAACGACGGGCATGAAGGCCAGTGAAATGACCATCGACCATGTGACCGGCCCGCCCGGCTCGCATCCTTCGACGGCCACTGGCCCGCTCGGTGGGATCAACTATCCTGCGGGTACGCCCGTAGGTCAGGTCAACTTCGCGGACATCATGCACGCAATGGTGAGTCAAGCCGACAAGGGTGACATCTTTCGCTTGCGAAAAGAGATTCCCCTGTACAAGATTCCTACGGCACTCGGACACTCGTTCAAGACACTCCGCGATTCGATGGAGCCGTCTGCCAATAGCGTGATCCGCGCCATCGACGGTGCCACGCAATGGTGGAACTGGACGAACTTGAACGTGCGTGTCTCACGCGTCGTGAACAACATCGTGGGGAACACAGGGTTCGCGGCGATGATGGGCGTCCATCCCTTCACGCCACGGGGGCTGACGGCACTCACGAACATGGGCATCGCCATGGGGAACAAGGCAGGCTTGCTCACAAGTGAGCGATCGGGGAAGCTCGCGAAGGTATTCGACCTTCCAGGGATTCGGTCGGGTGGGTTGCAACTCTCCCTGAACGCTGCCACGGGTACCGTTGGTCACAAGGTACAGACCACAGGCAGCGAGCTTGGGATGCTCGGGCGTGCTGCGACGGCACCCGTCCGTATGCTTGGCAACTGGGCCGCGAAGATGCAGCAAGTGAACGGCAACGTTGAAAGCGCCTTTCGTGGGGCGTCTTTGTTCTACGAGTTGTCCGACAATGCCACGACCCGCGTTGCCCGAATGACGGGGCACATGGGTGCTGCGATGGACTTGGCCGAGAAGATCGACGGGTTCGCCAAGGCAGGCGCGACTGTAACGATGAAGGTACCTGAGTATCGTGCAGGGTTGCGCCAAGTGAACCGATTCTTCAACAACTACGAGCGCACGACACCACTCGAACGCATGATGTTCCGGCGTCTCACGCCCTACTACAAGTTCTTCAAGCACTCGACGGACCTCATCACGCGCTATCCTTTCGAGCACCCGCTCAAGGGCCAGGTCGCACGGCAGCTTGGACAGATTGCGACTGAGGACTTACACCAGCAGTTGAAGATGTTCGGCTTGCAATGGAACCGTGACGTGCCGTCACAGTTTCAAGATTCCATTCCGATCAGTGCCGAGGATGCGGGTGATCCCGAGAATCCCGGCAAGAAGCGTGTGTGGGTGTACAGCACGAAGGGATTGAATCCCTTCTCTCAGATGGACGGCCATCTGAGTGAGCAGATGGTCCAGATGATGAATCCGGTCATCAAGGTAGCCCTGGAACAAGCCTTGGGGGTCAACCTGTTCACGCGCGAACGCTACCGTGGCGCGATGTCCTCGTACACGGGTCGAGAGATCGACCCCAAGACTGGAGGGATTGCCGACTCGTTCGAGCGTCCCTCGTTTGCTGAATCGTTCCTCCGATCCTTCTGGCCCTACCAGACGGTACGGGACATGGTATCCCAAGGGCGTGTGCCTACGGATACGGCGTCGCTCATTTCCATGGCGACGAATAGCCCCGAGGCATGGCAGATCGACAATGAGACAGGCTTTCCACGACGACAGAAGCAGTACCACCCACTGGTGGCATTCGGGAAGGTACTAGGTGGCGTGCCGCACGCGATCGAACCCGCGACCGAGGAGCAGAAGCAGGCACGGAAGGGGATCACCAACGATCAGTTGAACACACTCTATCAGCGGTACCCCGAGCATCGCCAGGAGATCGACGCCTCGATTGCGCGCCACGAGACAGACGTGTATAACGATCCTGCCTATGATGACGAGTAGCATTCCGACGATCCAGATGTGCCCAAGCTGCGATGTGCCGCTTGAGCCCGCCTTCATTAGCTCACAGGGGATCGAGTGGGGCTGTCCTAATCCTCATTCCCTGGAGCAAGACAGCGAGCAAATGGAGTTCGTGGAGACGCCACGCGGACTGAAGAAGCTGCGGCGTAAGGGTCGATGTCGCCCGTGCGAAGCGGCGAGACTGAGGTATAATACCAGTGTTCAGAACCCTCATTGATTATCTGTTGCAACGCTTCCCGATCTTGCGAGTCAAGAGTATAGACAGTCCAGGTGGGCTCCCCGCTGCTGGCACTATACCATCCCCTGCCGAACAGGAGTTCGCTGATGCGAGCGAAGGCGCGAACGCAACCCCACCTACGATCAGCCATACGTGGCGCTGGTGACTTCATCCTATTGGCCCTACTCGTTCTCGGCTGGATTTTGAGACTGTACGACTTTCGGGAACGTCCCGCACGTAAATCACCGGACCTCGAATCACCCTGATTTGATCGACCCATCCCCAAGGGATGACCATGAAGTTTTCGACCATGGCTTCGTCATCTGGGGTTTCGGGAGCGTCGTACAGGGAGGCCAGTACAACTTTCCCTTCACGCCCACTCGGACATATGTATACCAATCGCCCGTCGCTTGCTCGCTTATGCATAAGTGTGGCGCGCTTACCCACCTCTGCAACAGTACAGGCGAAGGTATTATCAGAGGCGGCGTCAGTCCAGATGACTTGGACATAGATGGGTTCCTTCTTCCCGGTGTGAATCCACTCGATCATCAGCACTTCTCGCACTTCATGAAGGTAGGGGGAAGCCACAAGCTACTGTGACAGTACCCACAAAGGAACCACCCACCATTTGTATAATCCGCGACATGTCCTAGATCATGGGCAACAAAGATGATATGTCCTCGTCCCCAGCACCGTAGATATCGACAGAAATGTCGAAGTCTCATACGACAATCCCCTGACGCATCCGCACACGCCATCGTGCTTGGAGGATGAATCGCCGCTTCTTCTCCTTGTGTTCCTCGCATAGCGGGCATACGCCATGGTATTGTGGTGGCAGCGGTCCGCACAGGTGATCCTTCCGATACACCATAGGAATGACCTTGGCTAGAGCCATCGGCGTAAGAGGTACTTGAGGCTGACTTCCATCAGCGAGTAGTCACCCTTGTGAACCTCATGCTTCATGAGGACGCCGCGCCAGTAGGTGGTTCCTTGGAGAGACATGTATTCTTCTTCGTGTTGGTAGAAGCTTCCTGCAATAACGCCCCGTAGAGAGCCAACACCGATGGGCTGAATATGCACATCCAACCCAGGTTTGTGGCCAGAGGTGCATGAACGCATCTCCCTAAGCACCTGGGTCCGAGCGTTAGCGGCTCCAAACTTCTTGTTGACGACACGGCCATTGGCTCCTTTCACGAACAGATGCGCATAGGCGATACCGTCGATGACGACCGGCGCGAGGTAGGGATGAATCTCCCAGCCACGGCAACGCGCATACGCCCCTGGCATTTCGATAGCTCCGCGTAGCTGCGGCTGCATATCGGTGAGACGCTGGGCACGCTCCTCGTGGTTGCCCATGGTATACACGAGACGCGGGGTGTACTTCTTGTTGTCTGCCCACGGCTTCATGAGCGCGTCAATCCCCGCGTTCCCTGCGTTGATGTCCTGTTGATAGCGTCGCTGGCTCACGCCCGCAAGATCACGGTCGTACACACACAAGGACTTCATGTCGTACCAGTCGCCCCCGATGATAATGACCTCGGGCTTCCAGTCTGCGATGTAGTTACCGAGAGCAGTGATGTGCGTTATTCTCACTCCCGGCTGTATCTGAGTGTCGGGAATGAACAGATGGCGGCGTGGCTTACTCATGAACTGGTCCTCCGCCCCAGCCGCCCTGCCAGTCCAATGCTGGACTTGGGAAGGGAAGTGGTGTTCCCCACTCCTCAATCTTCCACTGGTCCTCGACAGGGATCAGCGGCTGTGTGCAACCTGCAAGGAGACTGCCACAGGTTGCAATGGCAGCGAACGCCGTGAGCACGAACACGAGTGCGAGTAACCGACCAATGAAGGCGGCCATCAGTCCAGTATCCTATTGCGCGCACGCGCAGCCCTGAGTCCCTCGGGATCAGGATGTTCAACAGGATGTGTGTCGCGGTACTTCGCGTCGGCTACCATGCGTTGCTGCTCCAAGCTGTCGGCTCGTCGTTCTGCTTCCGACTTTCCTGAGAACGCAATGGCTGAGAGCGCGTCGGCAATGTCGTCTTGATCGCTGGAGATTGCGTCGCGCTCTCGTAGTGCTTTTTGATACATAATGCCAGGATGCAGATCACTCGGCTGGCATTGCTTTCCGAGTATGGCGTCCACAGTTGGTGGCATCCAATAATTCGCAACGGGCTTTTCCATCTCCTGCCATGCAATCGCCAAAGCGCGCCACGCCAGGTGCACGAGAGGATGGGCACCACTCGTGGGATCGCGCTCCTCACCGTGCTTCCACTTGTTAAGGTGTGAGAAGAGGGCTGCCTCATGAGAGGTGTCCACCTTCCAACAGGGCTTCTCGCCACGATCTCGCTTGACCGCCCCATCTCCCGTTGGCGCTTTGAGCATGTCCATGAACAGCCCGAGGACCTCTGCTTGTTCTGGATTCAACATTGGATCGGCCTTCCAAGCAAGCACACCAACTCGCTGAAGTCGGCAGTGATCCCTGTCGCAAACTTGTACATGATGTCCCACCTTTCTGGCTCCTCGTCTTGAGGAGGGAGGAAAATGTATCCGCGTTTGCCGCTACCGATCATGTAGCCTAGCTCAAGATGGGCGGATTTGCCAGCAGGAGCTACTAGGACTGCTACGTCTGAAGCGTCAAGGTGACGCTTGTCGAAGTTGTACACGTTCTCGGCAGCCGCCCCTTGCAATCCTGCAAGAAAGCTATTGCCCTTACCCTTCTCGTAGGTACGCCAGTAATCGTCAGCCTCGGGGCCGACAGCAAACCAGTCATCGAACACATCGTATTCGAGGGCGCGCAAATCCTGTGCCACCTCAGGTACCCGTTGTGATCTGAGCGAGCCAATGAGATAGATCATTCCTCGTCCTCCTCTTTCACCTTCCCAATGGTGTAGTAGATGCCATCGTCAGACTCATGGCGTAGGATCACACCATCGAGTACCGCACGTTCGATGCGTCCCTTCACGGTGCGATGGCGTCCCTGCGAGTCCTTTACCTGCCATGCTTCCTCGGCATCAGCGATAAGATCATCCTCAGCCAAGCGTCCACCACCTTTCCGAATGAGGTCCGCAAGGACCTGCCCGTGTTCGGACTCCACGTCGTATCGCTCAAACCAGAAGGTATCCTCGTTAAGACGGATGCGGAGTGGCGGCATGGTGCGACCGTACCGAGGCATGCAGTACATCTTCGCCGTTGGACCACCAGATCGCTTAGTTGGAGAGAGGGAAAGGATGGAGTCGGGGTCTGCTGTGAGGCGGTTCGCGCCGCGACTGCGTTGTTGTGGCGGGCGAGCAGAGCCACCCTTGCCTGATTCGCTTGCTTTCGAGTCATGGTGGACAACTGCGATGGCACAGCCAGGGTTGTCCCGCAGCTTGAGCAGAGGAGCCAACCCTTTTCCCACCGCCACATTTGAGTTCTCGTCCTCTGTGAGCATGTGCGCCAGTGGGTCGATAACAACCAGGTCAGGTTTGAATTGGGTAAGCTTGAACTTGAAAAACGAAAACATGTCGTCATTCGAGAGCGTAACCGCGCGATAGCCATTGATGACAATGCGATCAGCTTGTTCATCGGTGAGTTCTCCTGTCTTCAACATCTCTTCGAAGCGTTCATACATCGCACGAAGATGTACTTCACATTGGAGGATCACGGTCTTAAACCCTCCTGGGCGTAAGGTAAAGCCGAGAAAGTCGGGATCGCCACGGGCACCGGCTATGGCGAGGTTCAACATGAACATCGACTTGCCCTGCTTCTCCGCACTGTGCAGCAGCATGAAGCTGCGCTCTTGCAAGAGCCCATTCGTCTTGTCCCCCCACAGGAACTTGACCTCGGGCGGTACGTCGCGGCGCAGGGTGCGTAGTGTCATCCATTTGAATGGGTCCTCCGTTAACTCCATGCTGACCTCATGCTGCCTCCTGCCAGGCGGTCAAGTCTGACCACCGCTCCCCCGCTTTCGCTTCGACTGGATAGGTGGCAAAACGATCCCAATGCCACACTGGACGTTCCATTTCAGACCGCACGGCGTTCATCACGGTAGGAAAGATACCCTCTGGTGCATGCACAAGCCATGAATCGTGAACTTGAAGGACGACATACTGAAAGTGTTCAGGCTGTTCGTACGCAAGGCGCACGGCCACACAGTTCATGATGTCAGCAGATGTTCCTGAGATTTCGGTGGCAAGGGCTTCCTTGATAGGTTCATATCCCAGTAGTACACGCGGCCGTCCGAAAGCATTACGTATGATACGACGTTCTCCACTTGTACCTGCTCGGGTAAGCTCAGCACCAACTTCTTCAATCCACGCTGGAATTTCAGGATACTCTGCAAAGATGCGGAGCCGCCACTGTTGGATTTCATGGAGTTCAATGTACTCTCCTTGTTGCGCTAGGACCCGCTGGACGGCACGATTCCCGCCCGCTCCGCGAATGGCATAGATGAAGTTCTTAGCCAGGGTCCTACGGCGCGTAGTAATCTCCAGACCGGGGAACATGATCTTGGCGTGCAGAGTATGGAGATCAATACCTGATTCGAGACGTTCGATGAGCTTACGGCAACGGATTCGATACGCCATGACTCTAAGCTCAAGGGCACTGTAGTCCCATTCGCCAAGCCGCCAACCAGGCCAAGCTTGGAAAATAGACTTGATATGAATGCCTCCGCTTGGGCAAACACACTTTGC